TTATTTCTCATAAGGGAGAGATCCTTGTAGATAAATTTTTACGAACGATTAAGTTTGAAAAGATTAATGATTTCTCAAAAATGTCAGATGATTCTTAGGGTTGGGACAGTAACAAAAGTGTCCCACCAGTTGTCCAGGAGCAGAGATCTCTGCTATAATTAAAAGGTAATCGACAGAACTGCATGGTCAACCAAGAAGTCAAGGGAACGCTTGCTAGACTCCTAGCAACTGAGAATCTCACGATTGAGCATAGGAAAGTCAGTACAGCATACTTTGATGTGGACAAACGAGTTCTATGTCTGCCTATCTGGAAGACTGCTTCTAGCGTCGTCTATGACCTTCTGGTAGGGCATGAGGTAGGACATGCTCTCTATACACCTAATGAAGACTTCAGCAGTGTCTCAAAGGCATTTGTGAATGTTCTGGAGGATGTTCGTATTGAGAGAATGATGAAGCAGACTTATCCTGGTCTTCGCAAGTCTTTCTATGAAGGGTATAAACAACTATGGGACATGGATTTCTTCGGAGTCAAGGAAGAGGAGATAACCAAGTTAGCATTGATTGATCGTATCAATCTTTATTATAAGGGTAATAGTGAGGTGCCTTTCTCTGAAAAAGAAATGCTATGGGTAGAACGTGCTGATAAGACTAATAGTTTTAAGGACGTTCTTGATCTTGCTAAGGAACTTTGGAATGAAGCAGTACAGAGGCAAGAAGAAAAAGATTTTATGTCTATGCCTATGAGTTCTGATGGCAACAGACAAGCAGATGAAGAAGAGGAGTTGACACCTCAAAATTCTAGTGCTGACGAAGAAGATGATATGACCCTTGAAGAAATGCTAGAAGAAGCACATAGACGTGAGGAAGAGAATGATAACTCAGATCTAGACACTCCATCATACGAATCTGACGATAGAGGTGGAGATGCCACACTAGATCAAGATTTTGATGAGACAGAATCTATTACTGATGCTTCTCTTCAGGAAGCATTGCAAGAGATGGTTGATGATAATGCAAAGGAATGGGTTTATCTAAATGTTCCCAATCCAAAATTGAGTGATTATCTTGTTCCTTACAATGAAATCTCTAAAGATCTCCGAGAACATTATTATGGGGGAGCGTTATCGGAGGAATATTATGGCAGGAACATTGAGTTTGCAAACAATCATTTCAATACCTTTAAGAAAGATACTCAAAAGACAGTCAACTATTTGTGCAAGCAGTTTGAAATGAAGAAGTCTGCTGACGAATACAAACGTGCAGCAATTTCTAAGACGGGTGTTGTTGATACTAACTCTCTGCACAAGTATAAACTTACCGAAGACATCTTTAAAAAAGTTACTACAATTCCTGAAGGTAAGAACCATGGTGTAGTAATGCATATTGATTGGTCTGGTTCTATGCAATATCAGTTGCTTGATACTTTGAAGCAGACTTATAATTTGATTTGGTTTTGTAAGAAGTCTGGTATACCTTTCAGAGTGTTTGGTTTCCAGTCAGGTTATATTGGAGAAAAATTTAGTGATATAGAGACTGCACAAGAAGTTGGAGATCTTTCTATCCCTGATGATTTTCAATTATTTGAGTTCTTCTCTTCTAGACAGAATGCTAAAAGTCTAGATGAATCTATGAGACTCTTATATCTTCAAGTGTTTGCTATTGCAGGATCACGAATTCCTCACTGCACTAAGTATACCTTGGGAGGTACTCCTCTTTCAGAAGCAATTTACTTAACTCGTGAAATTGTTTCTAATATGAAGAAAGTTGAGAACGTTACTAAGGTGAATGTTATCTGTCTGACTGATGGAGAGGCAAATCCTATTAGTTTTGTTCAGAACATTCCTGAGGATCATAGGTACTATGGAAATCGCACAAAGCGTTATACATACTTGTGTCATCAACGAGGGAAAATTTTCTTTCTTCGGGATCCTAAGACTGGATATACTCGTAGATTTTCAAACCATCCTGCTAAAACTACACAGGAGATTGTATCTTTCTATCGTGAGATTACTGACTACAATTGGGTTGGTATTCGTATCTGCAACAAAGCAGATCTAACACGTTTAGTTAAAGAGATTGCATACGAGGATTTGACTATCATCGATAAGCAGTGGAAGAGAGAACGTTTTGCTTCGATCAAAAACAAAGCAGGATTTACTGAATCTTTCTATATGCCAGATCGAGGTATCGGTGAATCTTCTAGTGATCTTGAGGTCCGACAGAAGTCAGAAGTTGCTACAAAAGCAGAACTGACTCGTGCTTTCAAAAAGCATATGGGATCTAAGATGACAAACAAAACTATTCTTAATGCATTTATTGAGCAAATATCATGAAAAAATTTCAATACTTTATGCAAGACAGTTGTCGTTCCTGTATGTACGGAGAGTGGCTTCTACGGAAACAAAGAGGGTGGGAGGATGTAATTGAAATTGTAGATTGCATCCAAGGTAACGAATGGTCGCAATATGCAATTGACAACAACATTGACAAGACACCTACTCTCCTTGCATTTGATGAAGATGGCAATGAAATAGCACGTCTTGAAGGTGGGGAACATTTTACAACTGATTTTTGGAAAGCAACACTGGAGAAACATCGTCATGAAATGTAAAGTTGAACTATACAAAGCAGGTACAATCTTTGAAGAGGTTGTAATTGCTACAGATTATCAAGATGCAAAGAAGGTTGCCTTGGCAAGAAACCCTGGAGCAACTATCATGGGAGTAACAGCAGTATTTGAATGAACATCTTTGTCACTGACGAATCACCTTGGCAGTCTGCTGCTGTCTTACCTGACAAGCACATCGTCAAGATGCCTCTGGAGACCTGTCAGATGCTCTCTATAGTCGCCTCAGACAAGTGGGGGCATGGTTATGGTACTTTGCCTAAGGCAGACGGTACTCCCTATGCTACAGACAAAGGAGCGTTTCGTAATCACCCCTGCACTAAGTGGGCAAATGAGACTGTAGCAAACACAAGATGGTTGCTTGCTCATGGGTTTGCTCTATGTCAAGAGTATGCTGCTAGGTATGACAAAGTTCATACTTGTTTCACTGCTCTTCTTGCTGCTGACAAAATCATTCCTGATGTATCATGGGATGATCACACTCCTTTTGTTCGTGCAATGCCTGAGGAGTTTAAGTTTGACGATAGTATCACCACTATCGAAGCATACAAGATGTACATTGCATCTAAGCCATGGGTGGCATCCAACTATCTGCGTGTGCCAGATCGCAAACCGTCCTGGATTTGACAAAATCAATCCAAGACCTGCTATAATTAAAACATAAACAAAGGAAAGCAATGAACCGCGTCACTACCGAACAACTGATTGATACTCTCACTGAGCAGTATGGTGTTGAAGTTAGTACTGCACAAGTTCGTGATGCAGCAAATGCTCTAGGTGTATCATATCCTACTGCATGTAAACGTCTTGACTCTTACAAGTCTGGTCGTGGCAAGTGGAACCTAACTGTTCAAGAAATTGAGCAAGCATATGAAGCACCCTCTGCAACACCTGCCGATAATTACATTCCTACAAAAGATGATTCCTATGTCCCTTTTGGTAACTATGCATCTGTTCGCAAAGTTATCGCCTCTAATCAATTTTATCCTGTCTTTATCACAGGTCTTTCAGGCAATGGTAAGACCCTCTCAGTTGAGCAGGCATGTGCAACAGCAAAGCGAGAGTTGATTCGTGTCAACATCACAATCGAAACTGATGAAGACGATCTTATTGGTGGTTTTCGCCTTGTCAATGGTGACACTGTTTGGCATAATGGTCCAGTCATCGAAGCTTTGGAACGTGGAGCTGTACTTCTTCTAGACGAGATTGACCTAGCATCTAATAAGATCTTGTGTCTGCAATCTGTTCTTGAGGGTAAAGGTGTATTCCTCAAAAAAATTGGTAAGTATGTAACCCCTAAGGCAGGATTTAATGTTATTGCAACTGCAAATACTAAAGGTAAAGGCAGCGATGACGGTCGTTTTGTTGGAACTAATATTCTCAACGAAGCATTCCTCGAACGTTTCCCGATTACCTTCGAGCAAGATTATCCAACTGCATCGGTAGAAGAAAAAATCCTACGAAATATGGGTTGTGATACTATCTTTGCAGAAAATCTTGTGAAGTGGGCAGGCGTCATTCGTAAGACTTTCTTTGATGGTGGTGTTGATGAAGTGATTACAACCCGTCGCTTGGTTCATATTGCACAAGCAATGGAAATTTTCAATGACCGTTTTACTGCTATTACTATGTGTGTGAATCGTTTTGATGACGACACAAAACAATCTTTCCTGGATCTTTATACAAAGGTTGACGCAGGAGAAGATTCAGAATATAATGAGAACGAAGAAACCATTTGATTATGAAGTACAATGAAGATGCGCTTCTCAAGGAGTTGCGCGATTACATTTCTGGAACCTATGGACAACACTATTCTGCTGGCAACGATGAGATTCAAACGTTAGACTTGATTGAAGCATGTGGAGACGCTGAGGCATTCTGCCGTAGCAACATCCTCAAGTATGCTTCTCGCTATGACCGTAAAGGCACTGCCCGTCGCGACATTATTAAAATCCTACACTACGGATTACTCCTTCTCCACTTCTCCGATAAAACTAGAATCACCGAATCTTATCCTCAATGACAGTAATTTCTCAATCCACCATGGAAGTTCTCAGGAACTTCTGTTCTA